CCATACACCTCCGAACGCCGCTAGCACCATCGCCAAGAAGGGTTCGAGCAAGCCGCTGATTGATACCGGCGCGCTACGCCAGTCCATCGACTACCTGATCATCCACAGCGACAAAGATCTGACCGAGGGCCTGCAATGAGCCTGAACATGCGCGGACACCTGGTGGGAGACTTCGTGTCACACCCTGCCATCCGCCTGCTTAATATTGTGACCACCAAAGTTGACTTTGAGCTGGTGCGCTCGCTGCAGTCGTCAGAGACCTTCCGCGGCAACGTGCAGCAGGCGACTGGGCGCGACATCGAGTTCCTGCAGATCGGTGCCGAACGTATCAATGACGTGCGCGTGATCCACCGCAACGATGGCAAGGGGATTGCCGTATCCCAGGCAGGCACCCTGGCGGACATCCTCCAGTTCGATGGCCGCTACTGGAAGTGCGTGAGCGTGGACTACCGACCCTGGCGCAACTACTGCCGGGCGCTGGTCTCGGTTCTGGACAAGGCTGAAGCGGAGAAACTACCCAGTGCTTAACCACAAAGCCATACAGAAGACTGTCGCCAAGATCGTTGAGGTGGCGGTAGGCGTACCCTCTCACATCGCATCGCCCAATGCTGGCGCCCCTGAGGGCCTTTACTGTGAGGTCGGCTACCCTGTTGAGGATGGGCACGGCCAGGCGATCAAGCAGCGTAGAGTGCTGGGCGACGACTTCACCGATATCACCAAGACGCAGAAGCTGGTCAGTCTTTCGCTAAATTTCTATCGTGATGGCGCCCTGGCCGCTGCAGGTGGTTTGCGCGAGGCAAACAAGCGCGAGCCGATCCATGCACTACTCTGGACAAACAAGCTCGGATGGATGCGCCTCGGGCCGGTCAACAACCTGACTGCGCTACAGAACGCAAACCAGGAAGAGCGCGGGCAGGTCACGCTGTACTTGTGGGCAGAGGATATTGTAGAGGATACCGTTCTTCGCGCACTTGGGGTAAAATTCACCACTAAAGACGAGGATGGTCATGTCCTCGCAGAAGGGGAAGTCAATGGCCTATCCAGTTGAAAACATCGTAGACATTGTCGAGCGTATCAGTTCGGCAGGTCTCGGCACCGCAAACTTTGGTGTGGGCATGATCTTCGCCCTTAACGGTACCACTACCGATAACACCTTCCTGGGTGACACTTTCCGCGACTACACAAGCCCTGCCGCCGTGGCCGCTGACTTTAGCACCACCAGCGAGGCTTATCGCGCAGCCCTGGCCTGGTTCACGCCTACGCCTACCCCGCGCAGTGTTCGCATCTACCATATGGCATCGCTGAAGACGGCTGCGGATACCATCGCAACCGCCATCAACAATGGCGTCTGGTGGTACTGGACCTGCTTTGATCGCTCTGTGTACAGCGTGGACGAACAGGTACTCTCCCTGTCCGCCCTTCTGTCCGCCAATGGCCGTTTCTTCTGCAACTGCCAGGACGCTGTAGATATCCGCGATCCGTCGTCGACCACCGACATCGCGTCGCTGCTGACCGCTCAAGGCACTCGCCGCGCCTTCACCACCAGCCGCCCGAACGGCATCAGTGGCTACAACTTCTATGGCGCCTTCGCAGCTGCCGCAGTGATGAGCCGGGTTAACTTCTCGGCTGCGAACAGCACCATCACCCTGGAAGGCAAGGTGCTGGGCATCACTGGCGAAGACAGCCAGCTTACCGCCTACAACGCCATGGAAGCCAAGAAGGCGGGGTTCTATACCGCTATCGGCCTTCAAGGTCAGAGTGATTCTGGTCGCTACAAAAACAGCATCACGCACTCATCGTTCAATGAGTACATCGATGATGTATTCAACCTGGACGGGTTTGTGAATGCTCTGCGGGTTGAGCTTTACAATGCGATTTACGGCGCTGGCCGCAAGGCGCCATTGACCCCTGCAGGTCAGCAGACCGCCATTGCTGCGGCTCAATCTGTCGGCGAAACCTTCATCTCCAATGGCTATCTGGGAGAGCGCCAGTACACTGATCCACGCGATGGTGAGACCAAGCTGAGCCGCGGCTATGAAGTGCTGACGTTGCCGTCTGACATCTACCGTCTGACCGACGCAGATCGCGCTCGCCGCTTCCTGTACCCCATTGAAATGCTTGTGTTCCCGGCTGGTGCCGCACACGGCGTCTCCGTCACCGTGAACGTGGAGAAGTAACCCATGGCCCTTGCCGATCTGTCTGCCGAAAATACAGTTCTGGTCCTCAATGGCATTGGTGAGATCACCGACTGGGGTCGTGCTGACCCGCCATTCATGATCGAGAATATCGACGCTCGAGGCAGCCTTAGCCGTGGCTTCGGTGGAAACGCCGCTGCCTTCCACCGAAAGAATCCTGGCATTCGTGTGACCATTAACCTGATGCCAGGTAGCCCGCAAGCGCTATCCCTTCAGGCTCAGGTTAACTCCCGAGCAGAAATGTCTGGCTCTTACGCCAGCATTGACGGGCTGGAGGGTGCTGTTTTCGCTGAGGGCATCTTTGTCAGTGGCAAGTCCATTGGCCGAGGCGGTCCAGGAATGAACGACGCCACCTTCGTCATTGAGGCCAACACTGGGGTGATCCAGTGAGCGATTACATCGGCCAGGTTAACCAGGGCGGCGTAACCTACAACATTGCCATGGCGAGCGCTGTTGATCAGCGCTCTATCATGTTCAAGCTGGGTCGCTCTGGCTTGACTGAGATGGTTCGCCAGATGGCTCTGGCTGAGATCGGATCTTCTCGCGCTGACGTCGTGGCCCTTGCCATCGTCGGCAAGATGATCCAGGTTATGCCTGAGGAAGACTTCAACTTCATCGCAGACAAGCTCCTGGCGCGCGTCTACCGTGAGGGTGATCGTAATCAGGTAACGCTGGAAGACTTCCGTGGTGAAATGCAGTCATATGTCCACCTAGTAGTGCTTGCGCTGGGTGTCAACTTCAAGGATTTTTCGCAACTCCTGACGATATTCCAGAAATCGTTCGGTTCCTCAGGTCAGGAGGCGGAGAAGAAGTCCGAACCGACACAGACTGGTTCCTCTGGCGACCCTGCACAGGAATAGATGGCGTTTGCCCTCCCCTGTGCACATACAAGGATCTTTTGGACGGCACCTATGATCTAGCCTGGGTTAAGCAGGCAAACAAGGTGATGAACGAGAAGCTGTACCGCAAGTACCTTGCAGACAAAGCCCGGCAGCAATGACCGGGCTTTTTTCATGGTAGAATTTGGCATCTAGCCGGGGCGCATACATGCAAATCCTTGAAAACTTTTTGGTGGGGATCGGCTTCAAGGTCGATGAGAAAGGATCGAAAGACGCGCAAGGCGTGTTCGATAACCTGACCCGCTCGGCACTGCAGTTCGGCGCTGTGGTTGCCGGTAAGTTCGCCCTGGACAAGGTCATCGGCGACTACAACAAGCTCAATCAGGAAGCCTCCAACTTCCAGGCGGTGACCGGGCAAACGCCTGCCACGCTCGATAAGATGGCCTTCGCCATGGGTCGTGTGGGTGGTAGCGCACAGGACGCCATGAGCGCCGTGAAGTCTGTCCAAGCCCTGATGATCTCGCCGCTAACCGGTAACACCGGCTGGATGAGCGAGGCTGCGCGCTTTGGCTTTGATCCGCAGCAGGTGCTTAACGCCAAGTCTGTAGAAGAAGCGATGCTGAACATCGCTGATCAGTTCCAGGGCAAGAACCCGCTACAGCAAGCCAAGATTGGCGAGGCGTTGGGCCTGGATGAGCCGACTATCCGTCTTCTGCAGCAAGGCCGCGGCGAGATGGAGAAGTACTATGCCCAGCGCGCCAAGTTCAGCCAGCGCACCGCCCAAGATCTGAAGATCACCTCGGACTATAAGAACGAGATGCAGGACCTGGATGCGGCTTACAACGACGTCACCACCACGATTGGCCGTGAGCTGACGCCTGCCGTCACTGAACTGGCCAAGGAATTCAACGACTGGTACGCCGACAACCGCGAGTTCATCAATGGCAACCTGTCGCAGGCGCTGAAGCTGGTAGCCGAGAACATCAAGCCTATCGTATGGGCGCTGGGCATCCTTGGCGGTGCAAGTGCGCTCAAGACGATCTCGCTGCTTCTGCGCATCCCGGGCGCTATCGCTGCTGCAGGTGGCGCTGCCGCCGTCACCAAGGGCGCCGCCGCTGTATCTGGCGCGGGCGCCGCTTCGGGTGCTGGCGTGCCTGGTGCTGCAGTGGCTGGCGCGGGGCTTGCCGCCCTACTCTACTCCCCGACCCTGAACGACGGCGAGGATGATGAGGTAGACAAGATCCGCAAGCGCCGCGGAGGCAGCATGGATCCATCGGTCGCGCACAACGTCACACAGTACCTGGTGGACAAGGGCTGGTCTGTGGAGCAGGCAGCCGGTATCGCGGCCAACTTGAACCAGGAATCCAACTTCCGCCCGGACGCCGTGGGCGATGGTGGACGCGCTTATGGCATTGCCCAGTGGCACGGTGATCGCCAGGCGCAGTTCTACAAGCAGTACGGCAAGCAGATCCAGGGCAGCACGCTGCAGGAGCAGCTGAACTTCCTGCACCACGAGCTGACCGAGGGCAACGAGCGCGCCGCGGGTGACCGGCTGCGTAACGCCTCCAGCGCCCGTGAGGCCGGTGACATCGTGTCTCGCTACTACGAGCGACCCAAGGACAAGGAAGGCGAAGCCAGTCGCCGTGGCCAGGCTGCAGAGGATCTGGTGTCGAGCTGGAATGGCCCTGACTCTCTATACGGCAAGAACACCGAGGCGCGCAGCGTGACCAACAACACCACCAACAGCACCTCCACGCAGAGCCCGACCTACAACGACAACCGCCAGTACCACATCAACGGCAATACCGATGAGGTGCGCCGCGTGGTGCGGGAAGAAACGTTCGGCATGGCCAAGCAGACCATGTCAGCCATGCAGTCGGTGGAAAACTGATGCCTATCCAAAGCATTTTCTCGCGCACCTTCCCCAAGCTCGGCCCGTTGCAGTTCGATGCGGTGCTTGAGGAGTCCGAAGAGCGCACCGTCACCTACACGGAAAACCCCGTGGAGTTCGGCGCCAGCTACCAGGATCACCGGATCGTTCAGCCCACGCGCTACTACATGGTCGGCGCGGTCAGTAATACGCCTCTAGGATTTGGTCTTGATGACCTTGCTAGCGCAGGCCTTGGCGTAGCAGGCACCATCGTGGGTGGTTTTGGCGGCGCTCTGATCTCGGGCATTGGCTCCTACGTCACCAGTTCGTACCTGTCAGGCTCGGATGACACCCGCTCCTCATCCGCCTGGGGCATCCTGTGCGCCATGGCTGCGTCTGGAGACACGTTTGACGTCCAGTCTGGCCTGGGGATCCTAAAGAGCATGGTGATCCCCCGCATCAGCTATCGCCGCGTTCCTGAGAACGAGGGCGGCCTGATCTTCATCGCTGAGCTGCGCCAGTTGATTACGGTCTCTACGCAGTTTGTTAAGACCGACGTGACGGTCAAGACCACGGCTGAAGAGAAGCAGGCCCAGAAGAGCGTTAACCAGGGAGAGGTTCGCGCCGCTGAGCAGACCGGTACCGACTACGAGCAGAAGGCTGCAAAGCTTGAAGCGCTGGGCGCCAAAGTGGAGATCCTACGGCAATGATGTACACCATCACCCTGCAGGCCGTACCTGCGCAGACGCTATCGGTCCAGCTGGGTGCCAACCTGCTAAGGCTGAAGATCCAGTGGATGGCGCGCTTCAACCACTACCGGATCGACATCAGCTACCTGAGCGGCGAGCTGATCACGGGTGGCCGGATCATGAACATAGGCGCGGATCTGCTGGACGGTCTGTACCCGACCAAGTACCTGGGGCAGATGTACCTTATTGGTGATGAGCCTAATTCGACTAATCTCGGCATAAATAACGAACTGGTGTGGATCGATGGCCCTACTCTATAAGCGCCGGTATGAGCTGCTGATTGGCAACGGTCAGGATGCGCTGCGTGTAAGCAGTGTGGCCAACGTGGGCCTCTCTGGCGATGGTAAGCGCATAACCCAGGATCCTGGCCAGCAGCAGGCCTTCCGTATCGCGTTCCTTGTGCAGCACGACTACGGCGACAACCAGCAGTTTGCCGAGATCACTGTTTACGGCCTGTCCGATGAGACCGAGGCGCGCATTCAGGAGCAGTACACCTATGTGCTGCTGCAGGCTGGTTACCAGGAGATCTACGGGCCCATCTTCAAGGGCCAGATCGTCAACGTGGAGCGTGGGCGCAGCGGTGAAGGTGGTGTGGATAAGTACATCCGCTTCTTCTGCTCGACCGCCCAGAAAGAGATCAGCACGGCATACGCGAACCTGGTCTTCGCCGAGAACACCGACTACACCGAGATCATCCGCCAGTGCGCGGCCACAATGGGGTTTTCTGTGATCTTCGTAGGCGACTGGTCGTTTGCCGGTAAGCGCGCGCAGTCATGGGTGATCAACGGCTCAGCCTCTAAGGCGTTCAAGCGCATGGCCAACACGCTGCAGTTCGACTGGTTCTTGCGCGATAACCAGACCATGGTCTGCAAGAAGCGCGGCTATGTGGTCGAGGGCGAGACATTCCACTTCTCTGCCGCTACCGGCATGAAGGGGCGCCCGCGGCTGAACCTGCTGGGGGTGGACTTCACGGTATCGCTGAATCCCCTTGTCCAGCTGGGGCGGGTGGTGGAGATTGACTCCATGTACCCGGAATTCTCGTTTGGCGATGCCTACTGGCTAAAGGTGCCGCGTACGGCTGCACAGGGGCAGTACGAGGTTGCGCGCCTGACGCATGCAGGAGACAGTCACGGGCAAGCCTGGGATACGAACCTTGAGTGTTGGCGGTATAATGCTGCAGAGCGCAAAGCCATCCTTGATAAAGTCGTAGACAGGCAATTCCGCAATGGATAAGAACATCTCTCCCCTCACCCAGATGATGGAATCCGGGATTGAGAACTACCTGGGCGAAAACGTCTTTGTCGGCGTGCCTGGGCATGTGGTGTCTTTCGACCCTGACAAGCAGACGGCTACCGTCCAGATCGGCCTTCTCTCGCACCTGCGCGACGGGTCGACGCAAACCCCTAACCCAATCCTTGGCGTGCCTGTGCAGTTCATTGGCGGGCAGGCCGGCACTCTTGAATTCGAGGTTGGGCCGGGCACTGAGGGTTACATCCACTTCTCCCACTGGTGCATCTCCAGCTGGGTCCGTAGTGGCGGCATCCAAGGGCGGGATGAATTCCGCCAGTTCGATTCCGCAGATGCGGTGTTCGTACCTGGCGTGCGCTCCATCGCCAAGGCTATGCCCTCCTTCCAGAACAACGGAATACGTCTGCGTAATGCGGATGGCAGTGCCTACTACTGGGTTAAGCGCGACGGCAACGTCGAGGTGGACGGCGCCAAGCTTACCGTTAAGTGCCAGGCTGAGTTCGTTGGCGCGGTGCAGTTCGACTCCACTATGACCAACCGCGGCAAAGACGTCAGCAGCACCCATACCCATACCGGCGTGCAGTCGGGTAACTCTGTCACAGGGCCCGTATCATGACCGTGCGCGCATTCAAGGATGGCGACCTGGTAACCCAGGGCACCATGTTCTACACCGGCTACCAGACTGAAGAGGTTGGTCAGAACGTCCGCACCCGGCTCAAGATGTTCCTCAATGAGTGGTTCCTGGATATCACGGAGGGCACGCCTTGGTGGCCTGAGAACGATGATGCCATCCTGGGCAAGTCCACCACCTTGGCCTCCAAGGAGTCAACGCTTAAACGCCGGATCCTCCTGACGCCTGGCCTTGCCTACATGACGGCCTTTTCCCTGGACTTCGACCGCCCCTCTCGGCGTCTTACCGTCTCCTGCGATATAATCAGCCAATCCGGCGCGAGCCTCCCGATCAGCGAGTCCATCAATGGCTGACATCACGAATCAAGGCATCCAGGGCGTTAGCCTTGAAGAGTACCTGTCGCTAATCCAGCAAGCGCATCTCAACATTGACCCGCAGTGGAACCTTGACCCGGACTCGCCTGACGGTCAGCAGACCGGCATCTACGCAGAGATGTTCGCCAACCTGGATGAGGCTCTGGTGGAGGCCTACAACTCCAAGGACCCCGACAAGGCGACTGGCGAAGCCCTGACCAGCATCGGAAAGATCCATGGTCTTCCCAGGATGGCAGCCACCTTCTCGATTGCTCCCCTGACCGTAACCGGCTCTGCAGGATCTCGCTTCCCGGCTGGATCCCTGGTGCGCAACCGTATCACCAAAGAAGTCTGGGCAGTAATGTCCACCATCGTGGTGGGCTCCAACAGCACTGGCACGGGGTTCGTCCAGTCGCAGACCTCTGGCCCGATCAACGCCAACGCGAGCGAGCTGACAGAGATCGTGAACCCCGCTTCCGGCATCACCTCGGTGACCAACCTGTCCGTGGCCACCGTCGGCCGCAACGAGGAGTCCGACACTGACTTTCGTGTGCGCCGGTTTGCGTCGGTAGGTCTGGATAGCAGCAACCAGGTGGACAGCCTGTACTCTGCCGTCGGCAACGTCACCGGCGTGACTGACCTCAAGGTTTACGAGAACGACACCAATGCTACCGACGCCAACGGTATCCCGGCGCGAAACCTAGCTGTGGTCGTCAACGGCGGCACGGACCAGGCAGTGGCAACCGCCATCTACGGAAAGAAGAACCCTGGCGTCGGACTGTACGGCGGCAATAATGCAACCGTTGTCCCTGTTGTCAGCGCGACCACTGGCAACACCAAGAACATCACCTTCCAGCGTGCCATTGGCCTTCCCATCTTCATCCGTGTGGCCATCAAGCAGATCGGATCACTGCCGGAAGACCTGCAGGCAGAGATTGGCCAGGCTATCGTCGAGGACGCCCAGAAGAAACTTCTCAAGGGTCAGGTATCCCTAGGCTTCAACCAGGGTGGCTACGACATTGGCGAGGTGGTCCCGGTTGGCAGGCTGTATACCCCGGTAAACAAGGTCCTGGGCCAGTACGGCGACAGCTACGTAACCAGCATCACTATCGGCACCTCTGCCGGAAGCCTGGGTGCCAGCCCTATCCAGCCTGCTTATAACCAACTGGCCACGTTCATCCCAGCCAACGTAACCGTGGTGCTTAGCTGATGGATCACGTCGAGCAAGCGCAGACCCGGGTCATCCAGCAATACCGCAACGCTCCCAAATTCTTGGAGTGGATCGCCAGCTGCCCGAAGATCGCGAATGAACAGCTGGAATCCGTGCTGCTCGAGCTTATCAACAGCTACGATGTGGACACCGCGGTAGGCGAGCAGTTGGACATCATTGGTCGCGTGGTCGGTATCGTGCGGCCTATCGTCAAGTACTCTGACTACAAGGTGTTTGGCTACTACGGCAACGACAGTTATGTAAACTACGGCGTGGCGCCCTACATCGGCAAGAACGACCAGCAGGAAACTCTGATCTCAGATGAGTTCTTCCGCATCCTGGTCAAGGCCAAGATCGCCAAGAACATCTCCGACGCCACGCTGGACAGCATCATCCAGCTCGCCCAGTTCGTGACCGGCACCCAGGTGTACAACATCGATGACCCGGAAGACATGACCTTCCGGCTTAACTTCGTCGAGGAGCTGAGCTACCAGGTGCAGTTCCTGCTGCTTAACTTCGACATCATTCCGCGCCCTCAAGGCGTGACGATGCTGGACTACGCCATCACGCCGATTAACATCGAAGACATCGAGCGCGCGTCGAATGCGATCTTTAACTATGCGAATTACACCCTGCCCGGAGACGTCACCTAATGGCACGCACTGAAGCCTTCAACCGCATTTGGGCCTCCGTAGGCGACAAGACGCCCTTCGAGCAGTTCGTGCAGCGCGCACGCACAGGCTGGGAAGATGGACAGGACAAGGATGCTCCCCTATCTGGCATCCAAAACGCCTGGCAGGCTCGTGCTGACGTTGCCCTCCAGGGTCTGGAACGCAGAGGCGCCATGGACTGGTCGCCTAACGCTGTGTACCAGATCGGCGCGCCTGTGGTGGCTGACGATGGCCAGTACTACGAAAGCCTGGCAACCGATAACACCGGCAACAACCCGGTGAGCACCAGCGGGTTCTGGCGCGTCATCGGCAGCAGTCTGTTCTCCGGCTTTGCGCCTGGGGACTATAAATTTTCCGCCTACAGCACCAATCCGCCTTTCGGCTGGCTCAAAGCTGCTGGCCAGCTGGTTAGCAGGTCAATGTACCCGCGACTGTTCGCTGCCATCGGCACCACCTACAACCTGTCGAACGACACGGACACGACATCCTTCCGCTTGCCTGATGCCCGCGGCATGTTCTTTCGCGGCTATGACGATGGCCGTGCGCTTGACCAGGGTCGTGTGTTTGGCGCTGTCCAGCAGGACCAGAATAAGGCGCACACGCACACCGGCAACACCACTCGCGATGGCAACCACATTCACAATGTCGCCTACCAGATGATCAACTACACTGGTGGAAGCGGTGCTGGCGGTGGTAACGCCTTCCAGAACACTGATGCACGCACCGTGACCGATCTGAATGG